TCGATCTTTGTGTTGAGTCCGTCAGCCATGTCACCTCTTTTTGTTTTGTTTTTCTAGCACTGCGACAATGGTAGTTAGGTCTCGCGTGTCGAAGGTGTCAGCGTAGAAAGTGGGAGCCCACCCTGTCGCGACTACAAGTTCGGCGAGTTGTCGCCTGTAGCCGCGTCCGTAGGGTTTGGGTCTGTTGAGTCCTCTACGCCAATCTCGACATCTGGGTTCGCTTTAAGCCATTCGCGCCAAGTAGCAGGAAGTGTTTCGCCTTTGACGCCGAGCATGATGTACGCCCAGCAAGCCATGTCTGATGCACCGATACCGCGACCGTCAGACACTCGACGATTTTCTAAGCGTTCCCATTCGGCAATAGCAAATAGGTTTGTGATGAGTGTTTCTTTTTTGTCTCCGCGTGTGAGCGTGAGTTTGATCTTCATTGTGTTTCCTTTCGTCGGGCCAAGGAAGGCCGAAGATTATGGGTTGGTAGTGTCAGCGGAGAAGACGCCACCCATGAGAGTAATGTCAATCGATTGCAGCTCACCGAGCGAAGCCGAGATCACTGGAAGCGTCTCGAGATAGCAGTTGGTGAGTGTGAAGCCCGGGTTAGTTGCCGAGTCCACTGCCGAAGTTGGTTTGACAATGACAGTTGTCTTGGTGCCGACGAGTGGAGCAAGAGTTGCATAAGTGGCGCTTGCTTCGTAGCTCAAAAACAGGGTCAGGGTACATTCATTATCCTCGAGGCCAGCCGTAAAAGTGTTTGAAGTATTTCCAAAAACCGTGTCATTCAGGGCCGTGACAGTGCGATTTAAGGTGGCGCTTGTGCACCAACCTGTCAGCGCGGTTCCGCCGAGAGTGACAACTGGATTTGAGAGGATTGTGGAAGTGGCCATGTGAGTTACTCCTTGGAAGTGTTGGATTTAGTTTGACACATAATGAGACCGAGAGTGTGGATTAGGCAGTCTGCACGACAGTTGAGACCGACAGCTCATAAGCAGGAAGCGTTGAGCCACCAATGTCTAGGTTGGTTGGGCGTCCAGATACCACGCCGATATTGAGCGCGTAGATTTGGGCAAGGATATTGAGCAGGCTCTTTTGGGCGTCAAGGTTGCCCGGGCCTAGCGTGATGATCTGGAGTGTGAAGTTGAGTTTTGCGACATTGTAGTTATAGCCGTCTATCGAGTCGATATTGACAAAGACGCTTGGCGGCGTGATATTGCGCGGATCGTTATTGACTTGTAGACCGCTCACCGTTGAGAGCTTTGCTACAAGATCGTCGTAGCCTTCGTTAAAGAGATCCGTGTAATTAGGTACAGGCATTAGGCGACCTGCGGACGATCAATCCCTAACAACTGGCGGATCATTCCGTTCAGACCCATCACTGGAGTTACGCCCATTGATTGAAAGCTAGAAAATTGGTCAATGGATCCTCTTTGTCGATACAGCGCGCCACCGTACATCTGGGTTCCTAGGAATACATCTTGCGAAGGCACAGTCGTAAGCGAGTCAATGTAGCCTGCTTCCATTCGGCGTCTCCAGCAGAATTGTGAAGCAGCTGCGGCGCACACTGTTAGGAACGCGGCGTCTGCTGCGGTTGCTGTACCGATGCCGATCCAGTCCTCGAGGTTGGCTGCCGTGACCCAAGTGCAAGTCTGGGTAATTGTCAGCGTGCCAGAAGCGGCAGTTCGAGCAACATCGGCAGCGGTCTTTGCGTAAAGCACCTGATTCGGAATGGTGACAAGCGGATCAAAGAGAAGATCGCCTTCATCGTCCACGCCCATAAACGCATACTGCGGTAAAGCGTAGACAATGTAAGTTCCGTTGAAAGTTGCATCAACATTTGTGATGACAACGCTCGCGCCAACTTCAATCTCGGCTTCTGTAAGAAGTTGTAAGACCGCGTAGTTGTCGGTGAGCTGTTTATGTGTGACCGTGTAGGCGGCCATAAAAGCCTCCTATCGGCTGATTAGAAAGTCGCTTTGACGAACTTGGAAGCGTCAATCATCAAGGTTGCAAGATACCCTCTGAAGGCGATAGTCCTAGAAAGAGTAGAAGGTACATCAATACTGATTGCGCCCTTTTGCTGCTCGAAGATCTCGTAGCCCGAAGCATCGCCAACGATGACGGTGTCTGTTGCAAAGTTGCGATCAACTACTACTTGAAGACCGAAGGCGACGCCGTTTGGCTGTCCCGGTAGCAAGTTACCAAATGCGTTCATTGGGCCCACTGCTGGGAACAACGGACGATCGGCTGTGTCGGTCAAGCCGAGCAAGTAGCCCCACATGTTTGGCGATACAAACAAGTGTGTAGGCAAGTTGCCATTCGAGCCTGAAAGGATTGTTTGTGCAGCTGATCCAACGAATGCGCTCCACTGTGCTGGGTTTGTTGCATCGTTTCCAAATGCGGCCGTGACCGATGCGCCTGCAACGAGGTTGTCTGCTGCAACATTGTCTGTTGCGTTTGCGTAGATACGACCCATGTCGTCAAGTACAAGACCGATGATCTCTGGTGTACTCCAGTCGATTGATTGTTCGGACAAGGTCACATATCCACCGTAGGTACCTTTTGTGACTTGGTTGTCTGTCACCACAAAAGTTCCTTGTTGAAGTGCTGCGTTTTCTGATGATTGCACTGCCATTGAAGTATGCGTTGTCACTTCTGGTCGGATGAAAACTTTTCCGCCTTGTGGCATTGCTTTCGCGCCTACAGCATCAATGACTGGACGACGACCGATGAAGTTGTTGTAGACAGGTTGAACGATTGGAAGTGGAAGTACGCCGGGAATGTCGGTTGTGATGACATTCGGTGCAGCTGCTTCGATCCCTGCGCGCATCTCTGCGAACTTATCAGGATTCGTTACGAATGCCGAAATGTATTCGGCTGGTGTTGGCATGTGGAACTCACGCTTCGCGGTAGCGAAAATTGTTTGAGTTGCCTTTGATGCTTCAATGACTGCTGGGGCTTCGACTGTTTCGTTCATGGTTTCTGTCTCCTGTTGAGGTGCTTCTTGAATAGTAGTAACTTCTTCTTCTTCGGGTGTGGATGCTGCGACTTGCTGGATCGGTGCGTCAAAGGCTCCTCGAGCGACAAGGGATAATTCGCTCCAAGATGCCGAGGTGACGATCATCGTTCCTTCTTTGTCGTACTTGAACTTGATTGGCTCTACGCCAACTGACACTTCTGGAAGTGCCCCGTCAGCTGCAAGGACTAGGGCTTCGTCTCCGTCGCGAGTGTTAGATACTTTGGCTACGAAGAGCATGCCTTCAGGCGTTTCTAAACGCTCGGTAACTGTGCCGATGACCTTGCTTGAATCGTGGTACATCTGAAGAGTCGGTGCGCGTCCGTCCACTGGCAAAGACCCCGGGGCAAAGGCCACCATAGTTCCGTCGCTCACTTTGGCTGGAGTGTTATATCTGACCGCAATACCCGAGATGGTGCGGCGTGGTGCTTCGCCTTCGGCAGCGTCAATCGTGAAAGATTCTGTAGTAAGTCTGATCATGTTTGGATCCTAGTTTTCTATAAGTGCGTCTTGAGGGATATCGGTTTCGTTCATTCGGTCGTCTGGCATGTCGCCGCCCATGTAAGCCTCTGCTAAGAAGTCGTCTGTGTCAAAGCAAACATAGGTTCCGCGTGGAAGCACATTGTCGGATGAAAGTGTTTCGGTAATGCAATCGGCAAGAGCTTTGCAAGCGTAAGTCCAAAGATCGATCCGTGATTGCTGGGATGACTGGTACGAGTAAGCACCAATGGAGACCGAAAGCAAGTAGGACGGTACGCCAAGGATGCGTCCAAGATCGCGCGCCGAATAATCTGCGGACTCAATCATGAGCATCTTGTCAGGTGTTGCCTGCGTTGGCACATACTCGAGGAACTCATTGAGCGCGGCAGTGTTATTGCCAGAAGTGCGCGCAAGGTTGAATTGTGCTGCCAAGTCCGAGAGCTCCTGCGCTGATAGCGGTTCTCCGCCAGTCTGCTTCAGATAGCCCGAAGGTAGTACCGACTGGGACGCTCGAAGCCGTGACTCTTCTACGCGGAGTGCGATCTCTACAGCGCGCGCCCCAGTCGAGTTCAATGATTGCATTGGTGAGATGAATTGCACAAGATCGCGCGGATCTAGCGTGATGCCGTTGAAAACAACTTGCTTAGATGGGCCGAAGAAGCACTCGCCTTGCTGATCAAGTGTTTGCACCATCGCCGCAGGTAGACGAGTGAACGATGCTGGGTATCCGTCAGCGGTACGAGTTTCTATCATCCAGAAGGCTCTGCCTTCAAAAATTAAATCATCAATCGTCCATGAGATGATGAACTGGTTTGGGACGGACTGGTCAATTCGTGACAGCCATGATCGCGGAGCAAGAGGAACTTCTTCCATTTCTTCGCCGTTCCACATTTCGCGGTACATCTCCAACTTCATTCCCGAGATCGTGTCGCAGATTAAGTCTCTACCGCGCACGATCACAGGCAAGGTCATTGCACGGGCTCTCCGCTGACCCTGTTGCCACGATACAAACGAGCGCAAAGGAGAATAGGAAGATGCGCCGACTGCCGCTTTGACAGACGGTTCTACGGACGCAGTGATTTCACGGGATTTTGAGAAGATAGCCATAACACATGATGACACATATCGAGCGGATCATGGTGGCACTCGCCCAGTCAGTTGCGGTATCCCGACGACAGGCAAGCAAGCGGACGAGTGCCGAGATGATGCTAGTTGGCGATCAATATCATTGAAGGCTTTTGAGAGTTGCCCGGTCTTGCAGCTGCCGCCGCTCCCCAGATCATCGTCCGACACAACTCAATCGGCCCAGCCGACTTCTGCGACGACACCGCGATTGAGCCTTGAGTCCTCACCATCACCGCTCGACAAACATGCTCGGCAAGCATCGCTTCGCCAGTGTGCACAAGCCGACCTTCGCTAATCATATTTCTTACGATGGGGGTGTACTGAAGAATCTCTTTGTAGCCCATGACAACGCGCCGACGCTCAAAGATCGGTGGACAGTGTGCGTCAATTGTTGGCGAGAAGATGAACTTGATTGCAGGGTCAGCGGCGAGAGCTGCAACATGCGCCCATAATTCTTTAGCAGTCTCGGCAGTAAAGGCAACCGATACACAAGTCCGACCGTCGCCAAGAGCGACCGACTTTGTTGCGAAGTAGCGCGACTCGTCCATAGATGCTTCTACCGAGATCACGCCGCCAGAAGGGATCTGTCCGTCGTACTCGAGGTCAGGCCATAGGTGGGTCTGAATCCATGACTGGGTGCTGGCGATCCACATGTTGCAACTGCTTCTTAAGAAGTTTGCACGGTCTGGATCTTGTGACTCGGCGCGCAAAGTCTCTATGCGAAGAGTGTGTCCGATCGCAGGGTTTGCCCAGAGCCACGATGATTCCTGCATCGGATCAAGTGCCGGGGGGATAGACCATTCTGCAAAGTAGAAGTTAGAAGGTTGCTTCTTGTCAATAAGTCGCAGCGCGTTCTCTCTGAATCTGATAAAGGCGGCGCTCGATTCGGTGCCAGCGGTGCTCGCCATCAACAGCAAAGGAGATCGGCGTGCGCGTTGGGTCGGCATCAATCCTGCCATTGCCAGTTCCGAGACATCGAACAGCTCGTCTACTATTGCTAAATCTACCGACATGCCGTGACCGACTGAAGGGTTCGCGGCGCGTACCATCCAGCGCGATCCGTCTGGCATCGTCGCAGAGTTCCGTCCAAAGGTCTTATATATTTTTGCGCCAAAGCGATCCTCAAGAAGTGGTGCAAGTTCCTCAAAGAGCATTGTTGAAAGTGACAAAGTGTGAGCAGTAGACAAGACCGTTTGTTTAGTGCCACGGATCTTTGGCATCTCAAGCAACCAAAACAGAATGACGCATTGCAACAATACGGACTTGCCACACTGACGAGCCACCGATAGCAAGCCAGATCGGTGAACAAGATCATCTTGCCCATCTGGAGAATGGCTGAAAGATAAAAGGTTCTCAAGATAATGGACTTGCCAAGGCATGAGCTCTATGCCGAGATGCTCCAAGGCTATGTCCCCCACAAGGCCAGCCCACGATCCGTCGCAGTCTGGCACGATCGTCTCGAGTCTCGGCTGGTCGTGGTTGATCTTGGCTGGTTCAGGCTGGTCAGGGCTGATCGGGAGACACGATTGGATGGGGCTCGGGGGCGTTTG